CCCGGGAGATTGCCGTGAGGCTATCTGCCGGGAGCGCCGACACGTGCACCCTGCCCTAGCGGGGCTCCTGAAAGCCGAACAGGATCGCGGCAGGGTTCGCCGTCTTTCCTTCGACCAGCGCCGCCGCGCCGGTGACGGTGCGGTTGGCCTGCGCCGCGGGGAGTCCGGTGAAGTCGCCGATAAGGTTGATTGCCGCCTTCCGGAATGCGTCGTCGAACTCGCCCTGCCGGGCTTGCTGCACGAACTTCTGCGCGTCGGCGATCAGCCGGATCCCCGCCGGCCCTTGGTAGCCGAAAGCCGGCACGCCGGCGACGATCCGCGCCACGTCGCCGAACTCTCGAACGACCACCATCAGGCCCATCAAGTAGCCGAGCTGCTCCGCGATCAGCTTGCGCGCGATGTCCTCCCATTCGTCGCCGGAGTCGCCCGGCGCCAGCGCCTCTTTCAGCGCGAAGCCGAGCACGGGCGGGACTACGTAGAGCAGCAGGTAGTCGGCCGCCAGCTTGGCGCGCTTCGCCGGCGTGCTGGCTGTCATCGTCTGCCCTACGCCCAGGTTCAGCGCGGAGTTCATGAACCCGTAGAACACGGTGAACAGCTTCATCGCCGGCCCGCCGCGCTCGATCGCCGACAAGTCCTTCGTTTGCCCGCCGGCCTGCGCATCGAGCACGGCCTGGTCCGCCAGAGCGACGGCCCGGTCCTCGTCGTTCCCGGCGGCGACGGCCTTCTCGTAGGCTCCCCACCACGTCGGCACGTCGACCACTTGCTGAACGCGCATCAGCATGAAGTACGCGTACTCGCCGGCGAAGCGCGTGACCGCGCTCTGCTCCTGTATCCGGTTGCGCAGCTCGTTGAGTTCGCGGAAACGAGTGCGCGAGCGGTTCGCCATGAAGCTAGACATGCCGTTGACCGTGCGCGCCAGCCCCCGCGGCCTTTTCAGGTACTCCGCGATGCCGCGCCCGACCCATCGCGCCCCGATGCGGACAATGGACTGGTTGAAGCCGGTAAGCTGCAGCGCTGCGCTCATGGCGTTGAAACCAAGCCCGGCCGCACTGACCCCTTGCCGCAGGCGGCCGAGCGCCGCCTCGCCCGCGCTGGCCGGTGGTTGGTCCCCTTCAGCGACGGCCTGCACCCACGTCTTGAACTGCTGCTTCGCGGCCGGCCCGTAGTGCCCGCGGATGGCTTCGTCGATCGTGTGGGAGCGCAACAGCCGGTTGGCGTCGATCAGCCACTCGTGCCATGCGAGGTCGTGGATTACGTCGTTCACGCCGGAGTACATGCCGGCCAGGGTGTAGAGAAGCGGGCGGCCCTGCACTTCCTCAACGCGTTTCTTCGTGAAGCTGCGGCGCGTCGTCGCCGAAGTGTAGGCCCCCTGCAGTTGGCGCTTCGCCCCCTCGGCATCGGTATGCTCCTCGGCGCGCTGGCTGGCCGCGGGGTCGAATTTGATCGGGTAGTAGCCGCCGCGCAGCTCCACGGTCCCGCCTTCTGCCGTGGTCACGGTGAAGGGCCGCGGCTCCACCCACTCGGGCTCCTTGCCGTAGACCCTGCGCTCCTTCGCTGCAATCAGCGGCCGGTAGCTCTCGAAGTGATCCCACACCGCCTGCACCGCGGCCCACTCCTGCGGCGTGAGGGACTGCAGGACCGGGTCGATCTGCGCTTGCGTCCAACCCTCGCCGCCGAGTAGCCGCTGCAGGTTGCCCGCGTTGCCGGTATTCAGGGCCAGCGCAATGCGCGCCTCCCGGTTCAGACTGCGGCCGATGCTCGGGAAGTACCGGCCCGCGCCGCCGTTGCGCCCTGCCTTGAGCACGGGCGCGAAGATTTCCGACAGCTTGGCGGTCGCCTCGGCGCGCATCGTGGTTTCTTGGTCCCCGCGCTCGTTGGCACTGCGCACGAAGTACTCCCACACAGGCCCGCCGTCCTTGCCGCCGTCCATGATGCGCGCCCACGTCGACGCCTTGATATGCGCAGCGCCGAAGTTCTTGACCGTTGCCCACCAGCGCCCCGCCTTCGTGGTCGGCGTCCGGGTGTCGGCCTGCCGGCCCTGCGCGTTCGCCTCGATGCTGCCGGCGATTTCATCGCGCACGGCCTCGTAGGCCCGCTTCTTCCGGTCGGTGAGCAGGCGGTTCTTCGTCCGGCCAATGTGCTCGATCTGCCGCACGGCTTCAACCAGTCCGCGGAATTCCTCCACGGTCAGGTTCTTGTAGTGCGTGCGGAAAGCCTCGGCGGCGAGCTTTTCCGGGATGTCCGGCTCGTACCCTTCCTCGCGCTGCGCGGTCAGCCAGGTGGCAAGGGCCGTGCGCTTGTCGACGGCCTTGTTGCTCTGCTGGCGCAGGTCGAAGCGCTCCAGCATGGCGTGAATCTGCTCCGCGTAGCCGGCGTCGAGCCCCTTGACGTCCTTCTGGAATTTCTTGAGGTAGCGCACCCCGCGGGCGACCTCCGCCTGCGCGTCGTGCGCTGCGCGGGTCGCATACCCCTGCAGCACTTGGTTGCGCTTCTCCGCTGCTGCCGTCGCGAGGTCGCCGGCCTCGTGCGCCTTGGCCGCGGCCTTCGCCGCGCGGACTTCTGCCGCTGCGTACTGCCCCGGCCGGATGTTGCGCACCTTGAGCCGGGAGACGATCGTCTCCGCGAACGCCTTGGCCGCGGCCGGCAGTATGGCGCGAGTGATCGGTCGGCCGTTGCGCGCCGTACCCGTCCGCTCGCGCGCACTCACCGCCCGCGCCAGCGCGTTCGCTTCCGTGACGACGAAGCGCAGCCGGGCCTCATTGTGGACGGCCTTGTCCGCTGCGCGCTCCAGCGCTTCAGGTGTCGCGAGGTCGCCGAACTGCTCAAGCATGCGGGTGTCGGTCAGCGCTTCGATTTCCGCTGCTGGAGGATCCACGGCCGCCAGCTTGCGCACCAGCTCATCGCCCGACGAGAAGCCGCCGATTATGTCGGCCACGATGTCGGGGTGCAGGCCGCCCGCGGCCGTCATCCGGCGGGCCTTCAGCGCGTTGACGACTTCCGGCGGCAGGTCCATACCCTGCAGCTCGCCCAGGTCGAAGCGCCCCGCGCCGAGCGCTTGCGGGTTCGCGAGCTGGTCGCCGGCCCTCGTCTGTTGCTGCCGGTCATAGTCGTAGGCCGTCGAATAGGCCGGGTCGCCGGCCAGCTCCGCCTTGAACCTTTCCTCGAAGTCGCGCAGATCCCACGTGCCGTTCGCGTCGAGGTCGAGGTACCCGTACTGCGCCAGCGCCTCGGCCATGCCGTCGAGCGACAGGCCACCCTCCCGGCGCCACAGCGGCTTGCCGAACACCCCGCTCTGCGGCTTGTCCGCAGGGTCAATCCCCCACGTGCCGATCGCCTCGTCCTTGTTGATTCCGCCCAGCTTGCCGATGGCGACGAACAGCGAGTCGACGGTCTCGTCCAGAATGTCTGGAGAGGATGCCGCGCGCGGCCTGTCGAGCTTGTCGTCGACCGTCAGCTTGCCCGTAAGGAACTGCCAGGCGCGGTAGATCGGCTGTCTCATGACTTCCCGGCGCGCGTCCATTTCGACCTCGGCACGCTGCGCCTTCGCCTCTTGCTGCAACGCCTTCAGCGCCCGGCCGCGGGCGTTCTGTAGCCACTTCATGTCGCGCAGGCTGCGCGCTTGCAGCTCGTCGATAGCGGTGGCGGTGGCCTCGGTGCCGAGTGCCTGATACGCGGCGAATTCCTCAACGGTCATCCCCGCCTGCTCCGGCGATGCGAACAGCGGTAGCTGGCTGCGCGCCTGTTCCATCAGCGCGATTTGCTCGTTCGTCGCGACCATGCGGTCGAACACCCCGCGAACCTCGTCGGTGATTTCGACGTTCAGCCGCTTGATGTCCTTGTAGACGTGGAGCAGCCACGCCCTGAAGCGCTGGAACAGGCCGTGCAGCTCGATGTCCGGCGCCTTCCCTTCGAACAGGTACGCCTCGAAGCCGCGGGCGAACTGCTCGTGGTGCGCGCGCTTGCGCTCGAAGTCCATGCCGTACCACTCGGCGAGGTCGCGCACGCCGAACCAGCGCAGCACCGCGTCCGTGTCCGCGAGGATCTGCCGCTCGCCGGGTTTGAGCGTGTCGGCGCCGAAAATCTCCGCGTCCTTGCGCAGCTTGGCCGCCAGATCGGTTTGCACTTCCAGGAAGAAGTGCCCCGTCTCGTGCAGGAAGGTGCTCCAGTCCGCCTTTTTCAGCAGGGTGATAGACAGCGTGTCCGGGTTGAAGGCGCCGCGGTTCTCGGCGCCTTGATTCAGGATGTTCGCGTCGGTAGCGTCGAAGGTGCCGCGGTTGCCGATGGCGGACTTGATCTGCTCGGGGCGGAAGGCGACGATTTGCGGCGAACCGTTCCACCCCGGTTTCGTTATGTCGTCGAGGTTTTCGGCAAATATCGCTCCGTCGTACCCCTGCACCACACGCCTATCGACGTTGAAACCCATTCCTGCGCTTTCAATCTCCGCCGCGTTTAGGTACGTAGGGTTCTTGATCGACAGAAACACAGGCATAGCGTTCCCGCCGGGTGCGGACCCAATGTTTCTGATGAAGGAGTAGTTTGTGTCCGGAGTGAAGTAGAACCCGTCGCCGGTCAGCCCTCGCTCGTCCCGCCATTCGAGTTGCTGGCCTTGAAGTCGCCGCAAATCGGCCAAGTGTCGCTGCGCGTCCGCCCCTCCACCGTATCGCGACGCTTCTTCTTCGCGGAAAGCGATTGCGGCGTCCACATCCATCGTGAGCGCGTCAGTCCACGCGCCGTAGTGGATGCCCTCCGGCGTACCGCTAAAGTCCGCGCCCATATCCCATGAATCGGCCTTTGGCAGCAGCACCCCGTCAACGTACAGCTTCTTCGTCGGTGTCCGTTCGCGAGACTCGAACTCGGAGAAATCCCCCGTCGTCCCGTGATACACCACCAGCGGCTCGCCAGTATCAGGATCAACCACCTTCGACGCATTGGCCGGGTCGCCTTCCCAATCTCCGAACCACGCCTTGAACGCCGGCGTCCGCACCTGCACCCATTGGTGATAGCCGAGCTTCGTCTGGCCCGCCGCCTTCGCCTTGTCGTAGGCCGCGCGCCCGCCGACCGTGCGCTCGGTGGCGTCGAACTCGGGGTCGGCGCCTTGGAACAGCTCGCCGGCTGCGCGCATCGCGTCCAGCTTCTCGCCGTTGCGCTCCAGCAGGGCGATGCGGTCGAGCGTCGGCTGGTCCCAGAGGACGTAGTTGTAGGTCCCGGTGCCGTCCGCGCGGCTGTTGCCGTCGAGGTAGCGAAGGCCGGGGATGCCGATGCGGGCGAGGTATAGCGAAGCGGAGACTTGCCCGCCAACCTCGTTTCCCGCTGGCATTCCAGAAACGTCACCAATGAGGCGTACCGCGTTTCCTGGGTTCATCGAGAAGTACGTCGCCAGTCGATCGTACAAGTTCGCCCCGGTGTTCTTGCCTTTGGTCGATGCCGCTTTCTGCGTGATGAATGCGCCAACCTGTCTCCGAGCAACGGCGACAGCGCTCGCGACCGCCGCGGACTGCTCGCTCAGCGGCTTGTCCCAATCCAACAGGCGCGGCAGCACGTCGTCGGGGATATCGAGCTGGTAGAGCGATCCAAGGTCGCGCAGCAGTGCGCGCGCATCGCGAAGCGTCGAATCAATATCGGAGTCTTTGACCCCGAGAGCACGAAGCCCGGCGGCAACTGATTCTGAATCTACTCCGGACGCGAGCATTCCGGCGGCGTTTTTCACCCTGTCAGGCCCGGCGTAGCTTATGAGGTCGTGCCTAGCCATATCCCGGTAGCTGGACGCCACGCCCTGCGACTCCGCGCTGTACCACCCCCACCCATACGCCTGCGCGCCCTCGCCGGTCCCCATCTTGTCGAGCCTCGGCCGGCCATGCGGGAACCCCGGCTCCGGCGCCCACACGTGCGGCGTGCCGTGCCAGACGGCCTGCTCGAGCTGAAGGCCCGTGCCCCGCTGCGCGCCGACCTTCAGCGGGTAGCGCCGGAACAGTTCCTCGGGCGTGGTGCCGATCTTCGCCGCGGTGACGGCGAAGAAGTTGCTGACCAGCGAAGCATAGGCGTCGTGCACCTCGGGCCTGAATCGCGTTCCCGCTGCGTCGAGCTGCGCCTTGACGTTCGCCCGTACCACGTCGGCGGACGCCTTGAACGTGTCGTCGCCTTCCTTCTCGGCGAGGACGCGCTCCGCATCGGCCTGCAGTTCCTCCGCCTGCCCCTGCATGTACTCCCGCGCCGCCGCCCGGCTGAAGCCCTCAGGCTCGACGCTGAGATGGTCGAGCAAGCCCTGCGCGTACTCGGTCGGGGCGATGCGCGCGGCGTATTCCTCGACCGGGATGGCGATCCGGCCGCCAGTTGCAGCGGCCGTCTCCAGCTGCTCCGCCACGGCCGGCGACAGGGCCGCCAGCTGCTCGGCGATGCCGGACTGCATGAGCGTCTGCGCGTCGATGAACACCGCCTGCACGGGGCCTTCCTCGGCCGCCTGCGCGATGAACTGCTCGAAGGTTTCCGGGTCGCGCGTCAGTACCTTGCTGGCCGCCGCCAGCGCGTTCAGGCGGTCGATCGCCTCGGCCGCCTGCTCTGCCTGCGCCGCCTGCCGTTCGCCCCGCTGCGCGATCAGCTGTACGCCCTTCATGATGGCGACTTGCCCGCCGCCGCCAAACGCGGTAGCCAAGGCCGTCTGCAGGGCCGCACTCGGCCGCGCTTCCAGATAGTCGGCGAAGGTCTTGTCCTTGTTCTCGGGCAGGACGGCCCATTCGTTCAAGTCCTGCAGGTGCGTCGCGATCTGCTCGCCGCCCTGTTCCTTGACCAGATACTCCAGCGACTTCGCGGCGAACCGGCCGGGTTTCAGCAGGCTGAACAGCGCCGGCATGCCGATCATTTCTGTCCCGGCTTCGATGAGGCCCTGCGAAGCGCCAAGGCTCAACGCCTGCGGCACGTTCAGCCCTTGGTCGCGCGCTTCGCCGTATGCTTGGCCGCCCGTGCTCAGGCCCATCGACGTGAGCACAGGCGCCATTTTTCCGCCGATGCCAAGGGGGAGCTGCAACAGGTTCAGGCCGAGCGACTGCATGCCGGAGTACCACGACGCGCCCAGCACGCTGTCGCTTTTCGGCGTCAGGCTGGCGGCAAGCGCGCGCTGCCCGCGGTTGTACTCGCCGAACTTGTCAGCCAGCGGCCGGCCGATGGCGTCCGGTAGCAGCTCCGCGCCGGCGCGCGCCAAGCCCCAAGCGCCCTCGTTGAACTTCGGTCCGGCGCTGAGCAACGCGCTGCCGGTCCCTTTCAGAAAGCCGAGCGCCTGCTCGATGCCGGACAGGTTGTCGACGTCGTCGTGCGCCAGCTTGGCGTTGTCCGGGATAGACAGGAAGTCGGCGGTAAGGGGCGCGTCCTTCCATATCGCCGGCAGCCCGGCGTCGCCCAGGTACTTCGCCTGCTCGGCCTCGGCCTTGTACTGCGGCACCGCGTCAAGGCGGACGGCCGCGGCCTTCGACAGCGCCTTCATGCGCGCGAACTCGTCGGGGTTCGTGCCGGCCGCGTCGCTCAACGAGCTGACCAGCCGGTCCTGCGCGTCGTCCTCGGCCTTCAGCGTAGCGATGTATTTTTCGTAGCTGCTCATTTCTCACTCTCCGGCATGGCGAGATACGCGTTCAGCACCCGCGCGGGCGTTACCCTGACCCCGGCGGCGGTCATATCGGCGACGATTCGCTGCTTGATGTCGTCAGGGACCAGAATGTTGTTTGGGTCGCGCACCTGGAAGGCGCGCACGTCGCCGGGCGACGAAGGGCCGTCGAACCAGCCGAACAGCGAGCCGCTGCGCACCTGTGCCACTTTTACCGGCTTCAGCAGGCGAACCAGCAGCGCGTTTTTCTCGTCGATCGACAGCGCCCGGTTGCGCGCCGTCTGCTCTGCTTCGATGGCCTGCTCGAACCGGGCCTGAAGTTCGATGTACGCCTTCTGCTCTGGCGTGCCTTTCTTGGCCCCGATCAGCTTGTCGAGCCCGGCGTCGAGCAGCTGGTCCTTGAACTGCTCGGTGTCGATCTTGGCCGCGCGGATCCGGGACGTGGCGTCGGCGCCGTTGCCCTTGTCGTGAAGATGCGCATAGTCCGCCTCGGAGAGCAAGCCGCGGTACTGCTCGATCCGGCCGGCCTTCCACTCGTCCGGGTGCTCGCGCAAGTAGATCAGGGTGTCGGGGTCCGAGTGCTTGGGCACTTCCATCATTCGCGCGCGGTCTTGCGGCTTCAGCTCGCCCCAAATGCTTGCGGGGATGTCGCGCCAGCCGCCCGGTTTCGCGTAAGCGATCGCCTGCGCGTTCTCGACAGTCGCCCGGTACGCTTCGTGCTCCGCGACTTGCTCTTGCTGGTAGAGGTGCCGGATCCGGGCTTCGGCGATGCGCCGCTGCTCGGGGTCTTCGATTTCCTGCGCCTGTTGCACCATGCCCCCCAAGGACCGCTCGCCCGTCAGGCCAGCGGCGAGCTGATCGAGGCGGCTCATCCACGCCTTCTCATACTTGGCGTACTTGTCCGGGTTGCGCGCGACCAGTTTTTGGTACTCCACGCGACGCAGCTCGATGAGCTTTTGCGGGTCGTCGCCAGCCTGCGCCAACAGGCGGTTGGCGGTGCTGACCCCTTGGTTGACGGCCGTGTCGAAGGCGACCGCGCGCATTTGAGGCGGCAGCTTGTCGGCGCCGATGCCGTCCCAGTACTGCTCGCGGTAGATTTTCCGGGCGCGCTCTGGCGTCAGGTTCTCGATGTCGACGCCGGGGTGCGCGGCCTTGTTGATTCCGTACTTCGTCGGCCCTTTGCCCGCATCGTTGGCGACGTACCCCCCTTCAACCTGCAGCACCCAGTCGACGGCGCTGTTGAAGTCGCCTTTCGTGGTCGGGGCCTTGCTGGTTGCGAATATGGCCTCGCCCTTGGCGTCGCCTTGCTCGCGATCGACCGCGGGGCGAAGCGTGCGCTGGAGCGCGACGACATGCCCGCCCAAAGCGTCAAGGTGCTTGTTCATGTACGCTTGCGCGGCCGTGGGCGACTGATCCATCAGCCGAAGCGTGACCTCCTTGTGTGCGTCGGCCGCAAGCTCGGACACCTTCTGCTCTACCCACTCGGGGCTTTGCCCGTTGCGCCGGCCGATGTCCGCGACGTACTGCTTGATGCCCTTGTCGACAATCTCACCGTCCGGTCCCGTGGTGCCGTTGATAGCCGCGAGGACCGCGCGCTCGTCGCTGAAGCTGCGGCGGGCAGTATCCATGCGCAGCTTGATTCCCGCCTCGCTGACGCCATTCTCGTAGACGCGCTGTTGCTCCGCCTCGTGCCGCATGGCAAGGCCGTAGAAGCGGGTGCGTAGCGCGTTCGCGTGCCGGGCGAACGCCTGCCGCTGCGCATCGTTGCCGAGCCCCCCGGCAATCTCATCAATCCGCCGTTGCAGTTCGCCGGTGTACTCCTCCGCAAGGGGCTTGCCGCCCGGGCGGTTCAGTGCGTTGGCGCCCCGCAGGTTTGAGAAGCCGGTGTCCTTGTCGTCGGCCAGTTGCAGGGCGTCGGTTTCGAGTGCCTGCCGGGCCTCGTCGACGCGGGACTGGTCCGCCTGTCGCTGCATGTCGAGGGCGATCTGCCCGACGTTCTGTGCACTGGCGAACATCGCGCGGCCCGTCTGCCGGGCCTGCTCGCCGGCAGTGTCGGGGACTGCCGGCAGCGTCGGCACGCCGGTGACGGGGCGCGCGGCGAGGGCCGTCTGTGGAAGCGTGTTGGGGCTGGCTTGGAACTGATCGTAGGTCGGTACTCGCGGCATTTGGCTTCCCCTTAGTCGGTCACTTTGCCCAGCTCGTACCACGACTTCGCGACGCTGCCGGCGCCCCCCAGCAGCGTCGTAGCCGCCGAGCCGAACGGACTGAGCCCCGCGGCCGTCGCGCGTTTCGTCTGTGCCTCGGTGCGGTACAGCCACCCGTTGCTCTGTGCAGCCAGTGCCTCGTTCTGGAAGTTGGTTGCCTGCGCGCGATACCCCCAGGCCGATCGCACCGCGTTTGCCGTCAGGGTCTCGATGTCGGCGTCCTTCATGATGTCGGCGGACGCCTGCAGCTCGGCCGCGCTGCCCGCCCCCAAGTCTACCCCGTTCGCCGCCAGCGCGGCCCGCTGGCTGCTCTTGAGATGCCCGGCCTTGAGCGACAGGGCCGCCACCTGCTGTTGCCCTTGCTGGAGCGCGGACTGTGCGCCCAGCTCGGCGATGCGCGCGTTCGTGGTCGCCGTGGTGCGGGCCATGGCCGCGTTGGCGTCGGCGATGCGCGCGTTCGCATCGGCGACGGCGGCCTGCCCCTTGAGCGTCGCCTTTTGCGTGCCGGTGCTGTAGTAGTTCCCGATGGCGGACGTAACCCCGCCGCCGATCTGCCCGATCAGCGAGGCGGTGGCGAGCTGACTAGCTGAGAATCCCATGTGCAGTGCTCCGAGAGGATGCCCGCAGGGTACGGCGGCGCGGCGGGACCACGTGCACGTGCGCGGGACTACCCGCCGATCGCGACCTCGGCGGTGACGCTGACAACGGTCAGGGGCAGGGGGTCCGCCTGCCGGACGAAAACCTGCCCGCTGGCGCCCCACGTCGGCGTCAGCGTCAGCGCGATTTCGTCGCTTTTGAGCGCGGGCGGCGTGCCGTAGGGCTCCGTGGTGCGCTGCTTGGCTTCGACCAGCTCGTCCGCGCTCGGCCCGACGAAGATTCCCGATGCCCGGTAGACGCGCAGCCACACCTTGTTGACGTTCTTGAACCGGCCCTGTCCGGCGCTGCCATCCTGTAGCTGCATGGCGGCCGGCAAGGTCTGCAGGTCCGCCGTGATAGGCAGGCCGACGTGCACCACGCTGGCCTCGATGTCGAGCGTGATGCTGCCGCCCGTGACTACCCGCTGCGGATGCACGGCGCCGTCCGCAAGGATGCTTACCGTTTCCCCCTCGAGATGATCAAGCCCGCTGATCGTGTCGGCCGCGGCGCCGGAGTAGGTTGCCCCGCAATCGACGAAGAACGCGTCCTTGGCGTCGGCGAAGGCACGGGACGCCAGGCGCTCAACGTAGCGCACGCTGGCGCCGTCGATCGTCCGCCGCACGACGACGTAGAGCACGTCCTCGTTGCCCTCGGCGACGACAGCGCACGACTCGAACGTGCCGGCGGTGTCGTGCCAGTGCCACGCCCCGATCTGCTGCTCGGGAACGTAGGTCAGGCCCAGCAGGAGGCCGGACGACGAGACAAGCCAGACGATCGGCAGCGGGGCCTTGGTGTAGGCCATGTCCACCACGTCAAGCCCGTCGAACAGATGCGGCGCGCGCAGCGACAGGTCGCCAGTGATGAAGCCGTTCGCCTGCCAGTTGTACGCCAGCTCGCGCACGTGCCCGCCGCGGGCGGCAGCGTAGATCAGGGTGTTGTTGATGATGGCCGGCTGCACGTTCGACGCGCCGACGTAGGATTGCGGCCGGACGCTGATCGTGCTCGGGGTAATGGCGTCGCTGTTCACCGACGTGACGCGCCACTCGGCCGCTGACGTGAGCAGCAGAAGTTGCGTCAGCGGGACAATATGCCGGATGGTGTTCGCCTCGCGCGCGGCGACCCGGAACGCGATTCTGTCATCGTCGCGAATCGGCAGCGAATAGCTCATGTTGGCCTCGGTGCCCGACTTCGTCATCCAGATGTTCGCCGGCTTGGTCGTCGTGCCAGCGAAGCACCGCCGCTGCTCGAAGTACGACACTGCCGCCGGGTACTCGCCGGTACCGCTGAACACGCTGTCGTAGATCGGCGGGGTTTTCGACAGGTCCGGGGCAATGTTGTCGTCGACGATCGACAGGCCGGTAGTCTCGCCGATGTAGCCGTACAGGCCGCCCTGCTGCTTGTAAACCTGATACCGCGTCGCGCCCGTGACGGCGCCCCACGACACGGTGATGGTGGCCCCTGTCTCGAACAGGTTGCCGCCGGCACTCGACGCCGACGAGGCCGCGGACTCGCTGATGCCGTCTGCAGCGATCGCCGTCACGACGTAGTAGTACGTGTACTTCACCGCGGTGTGGCCGGCGGCGTTCAGCGTCGGCGAGCCGGGGGCGGCGATCGACGCGGCGAAGGAAATCGTCGAGAGCTGCCAGTTGGTCGCGCCCAGCCGGCGCAGCTCGCGCGGGGCATAGCCGGGGTGTACCAGCGTCAGCACGTCGGCCGACTGCACGAAGTGGATGTCGAACAGGTCCGCCTCGGCGTAGGGGTTCGCGACCTCGTAGGGACTGCCGGAACTGAGCAGCGTTGCCCCCTGCGTGTGGAAACGGAAATACCCGGCGCCCAGCTCGATCACCATCGTCTGTGTCGTCGAGTACGTGAAGGGGGTCAGCCGGGTCCGCTTCGTCGAGTCCTTGACCTCGCGCACGAAGGCGAACCCCGGCCTGTTCTCCGCCGGCCCTTGCGGCTTGATAAGGAAGTTCCGGCAGCGCGCGAGGCCCGACTGGTACTTCGCGTCGTCGCTGCGGCCGAACATCTCCGGCGAGACTTCGCCGCCGGAGAAGGAGCGCTGCAGGGCGCGGACGTTCGCCATGTGTTACCGGCCTTCAATCCAGGAGGGGGAGTGCTCCGGTCGGCGCCGGTGCTGGTTGGCGTCCGACACGCGGGCGGTCGAGAGCGCGAGCGCGTAATTCTGCATGCAGGTTTTTGCCATGGCCGCGCCCGCGTCGCCCTTGATGACAGGCCCGGCGAGATGCGCGGCGAGCAACCACGACAACGCGTTGACGAACAGCGGCGAGAAGGCCGTGGTGTCGGTGACGCGCGCGATGTAGCGCAAGTTGGCCGCTTGCTGGTTGGTCAGGAGGATGGCGCGGCCGTCGCTGTCCGTTTCCGCCTCGTACTCCTGCGCTTCGTCGCTTGACGACGACTCTGGCAGCACTGCCAGCAGGCGCAGCGCGTCGGAAGGCTGCGCGTAGGCATAGGCCCACTCCCACGTCGGCGCATCCAGCGACGCGAGCAGCACACGCTTCGTGGCGAACTTCCACGCGTGCTGCTCCAGCAAGGCGTCGCGCGCGATCGGATAGAACAGGGCGCAGTGCTCGGCCTGCGCCGACCCCTCGGGCGGGTCGATGCTTGCCACTGTGGCGTTGTCGCCCAGGTGCGCCAGTGCGAGGTTGCAGATATCGACCTCAGAAGCCATTGCCGCCCCCACAAAAAGCGGGGGTCATAGGCCCCCGCGAAACACCCCGCACCCCCGCGGAAAGGGTCAAACCAGATCGTCACCGGGCGGCTTGCCGGTCGCCCGGGACGCGGCCTTGCCCGCCGGCGGCTTGCCGCGGGGCACGTCGCCCACGACAAGCGCGGGCGCAAACCACGTCGCCCGGGTGCCGTCCGGTACGTCAAACTCGTCGCCGGGGGCGCGCAGCTTGCCGAAGAATCCCGGCTTGAGGGCAGTCACTTTCACGTCAGGCCCTCATCAGGCAATGCGCGAGCTGTCCGGCTTCGGCACGTTCTGCTGGAAGCCGGCGACGATCTGCGCGGAGAACTTGCCGGCGGTCAGCGGGCCAGTGGCGACCGTGTAGTACGCGCGGATGTAGCGGCGAAGCCTGGTCGGCAGCGGGATGACATGCTGATAGCCCGCGACCAGCGTCGCCTTGCCGATCGCCACAGTGACGGCCACGTCGGCAAAGGACGAGTTGTCCGCGGAATCCTGCAGCGAGAACGTCACGGTCGCCGCGCCAGACGCGGTGGCCGCCTCGTCTGTGGTGATGACCAGCGCGAGCTGGCCGGTTGCGCCCAGGTCCGACGTGACTTGCCCGGTGTCGATAACGTCGGTCGATGCGGCCGAAGAAGTAACCGCCTGCTCGTTGGAAACCTGCAGGGCCTTGTCGATAATCATGTGGTGTCCTTTCTGTGTCAGTGAGCAGCGCAGGGCGACCCGCGCTGCATTCAGCGCCCCGCCGCGAGACTTACGTCACGCGGGCTTCGGTGAGCAGCAGCGCGTCGGTACGGCGGCAGGGTACGCCGTCGAATGCGACCACGCGCTTACCTGAGACGGTTTCGAGCGTGAGCGTCGAGGCGGCAACCTTGTTGGCGATCTGCCGGCGAAGGAAGCTGCGCAGCTTGCGCGGCAGGTAAAAGGCCGGGCGCCCCATGCCCAGGTTGGGCACGAGTTCGAGCGCTTGCGTCATCAGGTCGATGAGGTCGGCGCCCGATGCGGCGTTCTTCGTCAGGTCCGAAACGTCGATATTGCAGATACGCACGACGTACCGCCAGTCGCGCAGCACCGCGCCGATATCCCACTTGTAGTGGGTGCGGTAGCCCTGATACCGGCCGCCGGCGGCGTCGGTCAGGGTGTCCTCGCCCAAGTCGCGCGACTGCAGGCCGGCCGCCGAGCCCTTCGGGTAGATCGTGTGGCAGGTGTTCGGCCCCCACACGACGAGCCAGACGGACGCGTTATCGCTGCCGGTGCCGCTGGCGTCGATGATGTTCATGGCGTTTTCCGCCGACAGGCTGTTGTAGCGCGGCGCCAGGCCCATGAACTTCTCGGGGTCGAGACTGGAGTCGCCGTAGAACAGCGTCGTGGCCATGGTCTGATTCATGCCTTCGACGAAGGCGCGGTCCTCGGAGAGCCGCCATGCCGCGGAGTTGCCGTTCAGGTCTGCCAGCGCCTTGTCGACTTCGGCGTAGGTTTCGAGCATGCCCATGCTGTCCTTCACCTGCACGGTGCGGGACTTCTCGGGCTGCACGCCATAGTTCAGCTTGCGCCAGGTGCCGGTCGGCAGGCCGGACCGCACGGTGGTCTTGTGCTCGGTGAAGCCGTTGGCCTCAAGCACGGTCATGTCGTCGAGGACCTCGTTCGTTTCCGCGAGCATCTCGACAATCATCGGGTCGATTTTGCCGTCCGGGGCGAGCCGGGCAGCGACATCCGCAAGGGTCGGGTTGGTGCTGGTCAAGGTGGCCATATTGCGCTCCTGTTAAGGGTTCATGCTGGACGCCGCGTACAGCCGCCGCGCATCGCCCGGGTTGGTGTTGGTGCTGCCCGATCCGGTAACGAGCCGGTCCTCGCTGATCGCCTTGCCGGTCCTGTAGAACAGCCGGATGACTTCGGGGTGGTTGCCCAGGCCGGACTCGTTGAGCAGGGCCTTGAGCCCGTCGCTGGCGAACGCGTCAAGCGCTTTCTTCGCCGTGGCGAGGTTTTCCGACAGCGCATCGCCGCCGAACTCGCTGTCGGCCTTCGCCGCTTGTGCCCAGCCCGCGCTGGCCGCCTGCAGCTGATCCGTCTGGCGCGCCTGCAGTACGGGCGCCATGCGATCGAGAACCTTCTGCGCGTGCTCTTGCGTGAGGTTCAGCTCCTTGGCGACCCCGGAGAACTCGCCGAGAACAGCGTCGTCGAGCGTCAGCCCCTCGGGGGTTTGGAACTCGTACTGCTCGGGCGCGCCTTGCGGGGCGGCTTGCGTGTCAGGGGCCGCAGCGGTGGCGTCCGATACTTCGGCCGTTTGCGCGCCCTCGGCGCCTTCCGCCGCGGCCGTTTGCTGCTCGCCGGTGTCGGCGTCCGTCAGCAGCGTGTCCGTCGTCATCCTTGTTGCTCCTTCACCATCACGTGATACAGGTCCGGGCAGAGTTCGTGAATCCGCGCCAGCGTGCGCAGGCCCTCGTTCTTGCAGCCTTCGGCGAAGGCCATTGCGAGCGGGTCGGTGTTGAACGACAGCCGGAACACTCCCGCCCGGTCGAGAACCCCCCACACGAGGCGCCGGCCCCACTCCCCGGCCATCAGGTGCTTGAAATCGGCGTCCTCGATTTCCTTGGCCTGTTGCGCGCGCAGCGCAGCGTTGGCTTGTGCGCGCTCTTGGCTGCGGATGTCGGTAGGGTCTTGCGGGTACATGGTTGGCAGCCTATGCGCTCGCGCGGGCGACATGTGCACCACGCTCTGTGCGAGCGCGCATATCAGCCCGCGCTCATCGGCGGCTCGTAGCCGCTGCCGACGATGAAGACTTGATCCCACTCGGCCCTGCTCACTGCGTTCGATTTTGCGCCTTGCACAGCGACGCGAGCCTGAGCGGTGTAGGCGTCCAGCCTGCGGAACTCGTTGGCATAGCTCCAGTGAATCATCTGAGCCGGCGTGCCGTTGGCGATACGATCCGCTTGGTATGCCAGTACGGCATTGAGCAGGATTTGCCCGCCGACCTGAAGCAGCCCGTAAAGAAACTGTTGCTTCGTCAGCGTGACTGATCGCGGGTCAAGCGATTCCGGCATGTCTGTCCCGGTGAATACGAGCACATCACGACCAGGGCGAATCAGCACGTGCCGAGGTTGCGCTACCGCCTCTGCGTCTGCGATACCTGTAGCAGTTGCCGGGAAAGTCAGTCTGGCCATGATTATTCTCCGTAAGTCGCCACAATTGCAAAGTTCATCAGTATCGCCGTTGCAATGTTGGAGCCCTGTTGCAGCGTCACATAAAGCGATTGATCGACCGATGTATCGCAGGTATCCGTGTAGTGAGCTGCGACGACAGAAGTAGCTGCTACACCGATGCCAGCAGTATTTCCTGTCGCGTTTCGCGCGTGGCTTTTTGCAGTATGGCTATCCATACATACTGTATTAAGCAGCCCGTCGAACACGGGAGATGATGATGCCCCGCCGACAATTCCAAAAATGGTCGTCGATGCGTTGTTTGCCCTCAGCCTGTAATTCCGACCGGAGGCACTGGTGCTGGCGATCACCCTTTGTGTCCAGCTCAAAGTTCCGTTTTTTCCAAGCGCTGTTCCAGGCAGGGTGAATCCTGAAGGGCCAGTGATTTCGCTCGTTGAGCCAGTAACCCACCCCGACAGATTCGGCGTGATTTCCGTTTTCGTCGCAGGCCGGCGGGGAGTTCCGCTGCCGACGACGTAGGTCTCTGCGTAAACTC